TTTTATTACATACTAGATGGCATTCAGAAGACATCCAAGGCAAAATAAAAGCAGATGATTATCAAACAAACAAATATGAATTTGTAGAACTACCTGCAATTGATGAAAATAACAAACCATTATGGCCAGAGTATTATGACTTAGATTTTTATCATGATAAAGAGCGTATAATGGGAGAACGCCAATATCAAGCTATCTATCAACAAAAACCATTAGATTTAACCAGTGACTTTTTTTACACAGACAATTTACACTGGGATGATACATACCACGAACAATACAATATTGCAAACTGCCGAAGCTACGATATGGCCTATACCAGTGAACAAGAAGCTATCGACAAAGGAATAGATGCAGATTTCACAGCAGGACTACATGCAGAAAAAATAAATGAAAATCATTACATTTTCAGTGACTGGTTATACAAAAGACTAGGAAAACAAAACATCAAGTATGTTCAAAGACAAGCAAAATTCGATGGAATCGCAAAACCAATTCTAATTGAACCTGGCCCGAAAGGTGGGGCTGCAAGAGAATTATTTAACTTATGGGATAATGATTATTTGGCTGAATATGATTGTATACAATCGGAACCCATAGGTACCAAAGCAGACCGTGCCACTGCATTAGCTAATGCAATCTATGATGGTAAAATCCATATATACTGCACAGACAATAATATACGGAAAGAATTAAAACAACAATTGGAATCATTTCCTAATGGAACTCATGATGACTTAATCGATGCAATGGCTTACGCTTACAACTACTTAAAAGATAAAACCGATTCCAGCAACATATACCGAACTGGAAATGCACATTACTAAAAAAAAATATTCAAAAGGAGATAACATATGGGATTACTAAACAATATCAAATCAAGTTTACGAAAAAGACTCAGCTATAACTCCAATCCACCCAACCGCACACAAAACAGTTACGGAACCGGAGCATATGAGGATTTACTAAGATTCCGCCACGAAGGAAAATACAGTTACAAGGAATACCAGGAAATACTCAATGACACTCAAGTTGGAGTAGCAATGTATATCCTGCAATCCTTCCTATTATCCAAAGACTACACTATAACAAGTGCAAGTGATGACCCTGAAGACGTGGAAACAAAGGAATTCATAAAAGACATGTTCGAAAACATGAGTATTCCATTCCGTAAAGTAAGAAAAGACTTATACAGTAGCTTAACTTATGGTTTCAGTGTATTAGAAAAAACATATAAGATAAACAATGACAACCGCATTGTCCTTGATGAATTATATGGGATACACATGAAAACCTTACAAAACAATCCATTCATAAGAGATGACTACGGAAACCTAATTGGTATTCATCAACAATCAGCCAATGGATCTGTTGACATACCAATTGAAAAAGTAATAGTCAGCACATTCAATGGTGAGTTTGATGAGGTTGAAGGTAATAGTCTATTGAATCGTATTGCTGAATATCCACATTTAAAAGATGAGATAGTAACATGGCTGGTGACATTCCTACACAAGCATGAGAACCCTGTAACTTATGCCAAACTTGGAAGCAACAGTCAATACAAAGATGATGTCTTGAATATGTTGGATGAAATCGCTGAAGGCCGTACCAGCATGACTATTGGTGCTGATGATGAACTGGCCACATTAGAATCAAACCATCGTGGTGAATCATTCTTTAATGCATTAAATTATTTTGATAATCAGATATTCAAAGGTTTATTCCTTGGAAACCTCTTATTAGGTGATAGTAGTAGTACTGGCAGTTATAATCAAGGAAGCGTACAAATGACAGTACTCTACAGTATACTTGATGGTATTCATGTTGATTTCACATATGACATACAAAAAGAAATCGATTACATAATAAGTATGAATTTCGGACCAAACCGCAAATCACCTCAATTCAATTTCGATAAATTCACAGAAAAAGACCTGGTCGGATTATTAAACGCATTACAACCATACGCACAAAACATGATAATTGACACTAATGCAGCATGGTTTAATGAATTAATAGGTAAAATCGTACAAGACATATCAGATATTAAAGTTGACACTGAAGCAATGACCAATCCTGCTGACATTCCACAGGACACTGATGTTGACTATGGAATGCAACCACCATTACCGGGGGAATCAGAAGCGGAAGGAATCATAAACGAACATCTTAAAGGAATCATATAAACATGCCACTTAAAAAACAGAAATGGCAGAACCTGAAAAAACCAGCATGGAAAAAACAGGTCAACGTCAACACACGTCGTATGAAACAATTAATGAGAGACATACGAAGAGATGTGATGAGACGAACCCGTAACAGTGCTGACATAGATGCATGGATGGAAAACTTATCAGAGTATATTGCAAAAAATCCATTCATTACCGGTTTATATGCTGAGGATGCCCATGAGATAGTGAACATGATAGCAGACACAATCACCAGGACAAGCTTACCTCCAGGAAGCAACCAGGAACTCATGAAAGGCACCATAGCAGAAGCATGTATGACAATGGTAACTAATGTTGGAGATGATATGAGAACCGAACTGCAAAAAATAGCAGTAGAATCATACAATCAAAAAAACACTCCACAACAATTAGCCAAACTATTAGGTCAAAGAATTGATAGTTTCAGTAAGACCCGATGTCAAGCAATAGCACGTACTGAAACAATGAGAGCCGGCAACCTGGCAAATCTTTTAGCGGCACGTGAAGATGAAATGCAATCATATAGTATTGACTGCGACCCTGATGCATGCCCATACTGCATTGAAATGTACCGAGAAGGAGACACTACAAATAGTGACATGACATTCTTTGACATTAATGATACAGACCACATGCCACCATTCCATCCAAACTGCAGATGCGTACCATTATTCTGGCCATTCAAAGCAGATAATGAAACTGAAATACAGGAGATAGAAGATGTTAGAACATACTAATATTTGGACAACTGGTGAAATGGAATTATACGTTAATAACCAACCAGCAAGAGTATTCATTCCAGACACTAATGTCAAGGAAGCATACAATAATCTCAAATCACGTTTATCCAATGATGGTAAGATACCAATAGGCATAGACCACTTATCGGAGGATATTATACGAGCTAATGGAATATTAGCTAAAATGAATCTACTTGATGTTGGATACATCAAAGATATTGAATATGCAGATGATACGATACATATTGTTGATGCAGAACTCACCAATCCCCTCATCCGACAATTATACGATGACGGAGAATTAGACATGGTCAGCATTGTTGGAAACAGCAAAGCCGAAAAATGTCCTGGTGATTACGATTATATCTTAAACTCAACCGACATCATAAGAGTAGATATTGTTGAAAAAGGAGCATGTCCAACATGCAACATTCCTAAACCACAACCAAACAATGAATCTGAAGTGGTTTATGCACGATACTCAATAAAGGAGGATATTATAATGGCAGAAGAAATAACTATGGAAGCAATCCAAGAAACCATTAAAGCTGCTATTGACGAAACTACCGCACCAATCAATGAAAGATTAGATGCAATAGAAGAAACAATAGCCGAACTAAAAGAACCAAAAGACCTTGAAGAGGATTCTGAAGTTGAAGCAATGAAAGCAAGAATTGACGCATTAGAAGAAAAAGCATCAAAAGATGCAGAAAATGCTCAAATCGAAGCAGCAAGTGCAAAAGTTGACCTTGCAATCCAAGCAGGTAAAATCAAACCAGCCGACAGAGACAACATGATCACTATGGCAATGAATTCAACCGAAGCATTTGACGAATACATTAAAAATGCAGAAGTAATTGTACCTTTACAAGCTAGAATGTCAGTTCCTGGTGGTGAAGACCCTACTGACCCTACACCTGAACCTGATGTTGTAGATATTGTTAATGAAGCTTACAAAAAAGAATAAAATATTAAATTTTAAGGAAGTGTTAAGATATGACAATTATTAAAAACGTGGGAAGTTTCGGTGTAACTGATACTTTCAAACTTGATGAAGGAGCAGTAACTATTGAAACTGTCTCCGGTGTTGGTGGTGACGTCACTAAACCTAAATTCGCTAACAAAGCTGCAAAAGGATTATTTGTAAAAATTACTGGTGATTGGACTGTAGCTCCATGTGGTGTTGGTGATGCATACCATGGTATTTTAGTCTCCAACCCTAAAATGGTTGAAGAACCAACCGCTCCAGGTAATTTCGGAACCTATGAACCAAGGTTAGGTTCCGTACAATGTGACGGCAAAGTAATTAAAACAGTAAAATTAGAAGCTGCAAACTCTGCAATCAGTGCTGGTGACTACATCAAAGTAGGTACAACTACTGCACAATGTTTCGATAAAGGAACTTCCAGCAATGCAGTAGGTATTGCAATTGAATCTGCAACTGCATCCAGTGGTGCAAAAATTGCAGTATTATTCAAATAAAATAAAGGAGGATATGACTTAT